CAATTCACAATTCACAATTAACAATTCACAATGGGCTCGAAGGCGTGAAGGTGATAGACAACACGAAGGGCAAGTATATCGACTTCGAGAAGGAGCTTGCCAAATATCCTGACAAGTGTTGGGAGTTGGCTTGGCGGAGCAATTACGGGAGCGCGAAGCACATCATGTCTGTGCAGAAACTTTGGGAGCTGATTCCTGAAGGCTTCATATTGATGGAAAGCGACATACTGCTGACAAAGAACATCAATTTCCTTTGGGATGAGCAATACGCGGCGTGCGGCAAGGTGCAGTGGTTCCGAAACCGCACAAAAGAGCGCGACCGTTTATTGCCGTTCCTCTGCTATATGAACGTGCCTCTGCTCACGGCCAACGGAGCAAGGTACTTCGACCCTGCACGGTGCTGGTCGCTGTCTCCTGGAGGCATGAATAATATCGCTAACTGGTATGACACGGGAGCAAGCCTGCTTGAAGATATTGTCAAGACAAAGCCTCAGTTGGTGGCTCGTCTGTACCGCGACCTCGACCATTACTACATTCACTACACGGGTGGCTCTTGGCGACAGAACGACGTGAACAATCAGTTGGCATGGCTCGAAGCGAACAAAGCACTTTGGACTATTCCAGAAAATAAGGACGTGAAGCTGTACGTCTGCACACATACAGACTTTGAGCCGGTAGTGAGCAATGAACACTATGAGGTGCTGGATAGTCGCAAAGGAGGGGACTTCTATGACAATTCACAATTAACAATTAACAATTCACAATTAAAGTCGAAAGGCAAAGGCAAGAATAAGAAAGCAGACGCAGGCGCAAAGGTTCCTGGGCCGTTCTATTCAGAACTGCTGCACATGAAGCGTGTCAGCGAACAGAAGAACCTGCCGAAGTATATCGGTTTCGTACAATACCGCAAGTATTTCAATTTCTTCGACGACCTGCCCGACATTCCAGCCATCATCGACCAGTGCGGCATGATTACGCCTACGCCTGTCGATTTGAAGATGCCTATGCACACGCAGTGGGGCACTTGGGGCAACATCGAAGACCTTGACCTCGCAACGGAAATCGTCAACGAGAAATATCCCGAACTTGGCCGCATTTGGAACGCCAACCTTCAGAAGAAGTCTATGCACCCAGGCTCGCTTCACATCATGAAGACTGATGACTGGAAGGTAATGGTGGCTGTGGCCTGGGACATTGTGAACGAATGGCTGAAGCGTATCGGCGGCGACATTGACAAGCGCATTGAAGAGAACAAAGAAAAGTATCACATCGGACAGCATCCATTCACAGATCAGGCAAACGAGCGTCGCGTCGGTGGCAATATCTGCGAAAGGATTGTGAGCGCATGGGCAGACTGGAAATATCCAAACGCTGCACAGTTCCCGATGGTGATAACAGCCGAAAAGATACAGCCTAATTTCGAAAGGTAAACCCACGGCCTCAATATCTTCGATATATAAGAGAGTGAAAAATTAAAAATTAAAAGTGAAAAATTAAAGGAACTATGAGTATTTCAGAAAAAAAGCCTACAGCATTTGGTTGGGTAGTGTTTATTCTTGCAGGTATCTTCCTGCTTGTACTAATCATCGGAGGCCTTATGTGGGGGCTGCCAAAGTACAACGTATGGCAACAGGAGCAAGCTGGTAAGGCTGAATATGCAAAGGCAGAGCAAAACCGACGCATCAAGATTGAGGAAGCAAAAGCCAACCTCGAAGCTGAAAAGCTGAACGCACAGGCAGAAATTGAGCGTGCCAAAGGTGCAGCCGAAGCCATCAAGATTGAGAACGGCTCAATAACGCCAGCATACATTCAGTATTTGTGGGTTCGTCAGCAGAACGCTAACACGAATAACAAAATAATCTACATCCCGACAGAAGCGGGACTGCCAGTGCTGGAAGCCGGACGCATTGCGAGCCAAGATAAATAGATAACGAAATATGGAGATATTCGGAAGAAACATTAGTCTATTTCAGACGCGCGAGAACCCGTCGCCGGTGAATACGCTGAGTAAGACCGAAAAGCCAAAGTCGGCAAGCGGTGCTTCGTTTGGCGAGCGTCTTGTTTATGCCCGCGACCCGCTGACAGCACTGACCGTCTCGGCTGTGTATCGTGCCGTAGAACTTCGCGCAAAGACCATCGGCGTAATGCCCGTGCAATATCGAAAGAAGGACTTCGAGAAGGACAATTACAAAGTCGATATGCGTGGGCTTGGTAAGCGCATCAATTTCCTTTTGCAGCAGGAACCGAACCCCATCATGTCGGCAGCAAGCCTCTGGGAGCTTGTGACGATTAACAGACTTATGACGGGAAACGGTTTCGTGTATATAGAACGGGACGAGTTCGGATTCCCGCTGCACTTGTGGCTCGCTCGCACGGCATCGTATAATATGGTTGCAGGCACTTATAACCTCTCATATCTTGGCGAAAACGATTATGTCATCAAGGTCAACGTTCCGCGCGAAGATGTCCTTCACTTCCCGAATACCTACCGTATGCAGAATGGCTTCTGGGGTATCTCGACGCTTCAGTTCGCACTTGAAACGCTTGCACTCAATAAGACGCTCCGTGCTCAGAGCCTCGAAACGGCTGGCAAGGGCGGTCGCGTGAAATTGCTCATCTCTGAGGAAAAGCCACAGCAGTTCGCCGGCACACTTGCTATGGGTTCGTTTGCAAAAGAACAGACAGATGCCTACGCAAATGAGATAAATCAGAAAATCTACGACCAGGACGTTGTGGCTCTGCGAGGACTCGAGAAAGTGCAGAACATCAGTATGACGAGTGCTGAGATGCAAGCCATTGAGCAAAGCGGAATGACACTCGACGACTGCGCCCGCTTCTGGGCAACACCGCGCCCGCTGCTTATGCTCGACACCAACAGCCACTACAACGACTATCAAAACGCTACGATGGAGTATCACACCCGAACCATTCTGCCCGACGCGAAGGACATGGAGAAAGAGATATTCCGCAAGCTGATTGGCTTCAGTGGCTACGGAGAGCGCGACATCCATATCTGCGAAAAGCCACTCTTGGCTATGGACCCAGAACGCAAGGGCAAGTATTACGAAAGTTGTCTGCGCACAGGCACAATGACGGTCAACGAGATTCGTGCCGACGAAGATATGCCGCGCGTGGAGAAAGGCGACATCGTTTATGTCAGCACCAACCTCGCCGAGCTTGGCAGCAAGAAACTCAGCGACGCACCAAACGGAGGGAGGCCGACAGAAGAACCACAGCAGGAACAGCCATCAGGCGAAAAATAATTCTTTATAAACATTTCCGAAATTCTTTATAAACAATTTGCAAAATCTTTAGAAAGAATATGAAACTGAAAATTAAGAAATGCGGGCTTGTCCGCAAGATTGAAGGCAATAAGGTGACAGGCTATTACGGAAAGGTAATAACCAACGGCAAGAAGTCATTCGACGAGATTGCCCGTCAGAGTGCAAAGAATACAACCTTACACCCCAAGGAGGCAAGTCTTGCAGCAGAACTTCTGCTTGAAGGTATATGCGATGAAATCAAACAAGGAATCATTGTTGACCTCGGTCCTCTCGGCACACTCTATCCAGCCGTGAAGTCGAAATGGGAACTTGATGGAGACGACCTGAAACTCGCAGACATGACTCCGAAGGTGAACTACAAGCCATCGGACGGCATCGAAAGTGCCATCAAGGGTGCAAGCCTCTCCTGGGCAACTGCCAAAGAAGAAGAGGAAGGCACAGAGACACCCAGCGGCGATGATGACGTGCAGGGTGGTGACGACAATCAGGGCGGTCAGCAAAGCGGTGGTGGTTTGGAGCCATAAACCATAAAACAGTAGAACTATGACAGCAAATCCAACGAAAGAAGAAATCGACGCTCTGGAGAAGGAAATCCAAGAGCAGCGAGAAAAGAGAGCAAAGCGTATCAAAAGAGCAGTAAACCCTGCGCGATAATATGCCCGATATATAGATAACATTTTCAATAAACGAGAAATGAAACAGACAAGATTCATCCCCATCGAGACCTGCGGCTTGCAGTTGCGTGAGCCACAGGAAGGACAAACGGAGAGCCGCGAGATTGAAGGCCGTCCGATAGTCTTCGGTGTGCGCTCGGTCAATCTGACACCTTGGTCAAGCACTCGCAAGGTCTATGAGGTGTTGGAACCTGGCTGCATTAGCCGCGAACTACTCCAGAAGTCCGACGTGGTTCTCAACTTGAACCACAACAGCGACGTGGTGAACGTAATGGGTCGTTACAGAAACAACCCTGACCGTGACACCCTATCCCTTGAACTGCGTGGCGACGGCATAGACTGCCGCTGTGATTTGCCCCGCACGAACAATGCGAACGACACGCTGGAGCTTATCCGTCGCGGCGACATTTCCGGCATGAGCTTCGCCTTCTCCGACGACTGGGAAGACACCGAGAATGGTGTTTCCTATGAACGCACAAACGACGTTGAAGACGGCAAAGAAGTTTGGCTCCGTCATGTGAAGCGCATCACTGGCTTGTATGACGTGAGCATCGTAACGCATCCCGCCTACGAACAGACAACAGTTGCAAATCGTGAGGCTGGTGACGAAATCGACAAGGCTATTGAGGCGCAGTTGCAGCGCGAAGCCACCAACCAAGGTGAGGGAAGCGAAGGCAAGCTCAACAATGAGGAGGCTCAACGTGAAGCCGAAGCCGAAGCAAAGCGTAAAGCTGAGGAACAGCGCGAACTGGAAGAGGCCGCACAGCGTCACCGCGAAACACAAACACTCCGCCTGATGGCACAGCGTCAGCGCATGGAGCATGACATCGAATCATTCACTTAATTGTTTAACTAATAAATTTTGTTTCAATGGAAAAGATGACCAAAGAACAAATCCAGAAGCGTCAGCTCGCTATCTGGGACAGAATGGATGTAATCGAAGAGACATCCAAGAAAGAGAACCGTGAATTTACGGAGGCAGAGGCTAAGGAGTACGAAGCCCTCATCCGTGAGAGTAAGGGACTGAGCGCACGCGCCGAGGCTATGGCAAGCGGCAAGCAGCTTGAGCAAATCCGCGAGCACAAGTCAAAGAATGCCATCATGCGTGAGTTCTTGCAGAAGTGCGTGGAGACACGCTCCAATGCAAGCACCATCCTGATGAACCCCACCGAGGGCGCAGCGGCCGGTGAGACCAACGAAATCGCCAACTTGGAGGCTGGTGGTGCCATTCCTCTGACTATAAACGAACTCATCGACACTAAGGTTGCAGGTATCGAACTGCCCGCCGACCTGAAAATTGTCACCGGCGTTGTGGGTAACGAGATTTGGCCGTACAGCACCAACGACGTAGAGTTCACCGTTGCCGGTGAGGTCGAGAAGGTAGGCGAGCAGGCTTTGAACTTCGCCAAGATTAGCGCAACTCCCAATGCTGTTGCAGCTAACGTAGCAGTCAGCCATCGCGCTATTGCCAATGCTGCATTCGACCTACTTGGCTTCATCAGCTATAAGCTGACTAAGGGCTTGGCTATCTTCCGCGCTCTTCACGCTTATAGCCAGTGCAACTTCAGCAACGACCTCAAGTCTCCGTTCGCTACCGCTGACGTGGTAGAGGTTGCCCTCGACGAGAACGTAGGTAAGAACATTGCAATGGAGGTTGCCAAGATTTATGACCTTGGCTTCGAGGGTGTTCCATACCTCACCATGAGCAAGACTACCGAGACTGAGTTGGCCTACACCAAGGCTATTCCTGGAACAGCTGGCGACCGCACCGTTGTAGAAGACGGCAAGTGCGTAGGCTATCCCATGACCATCAGCCCCTATATCGACTACAAGCTGAACTCTGCCGGCGTACCCGCCAAGGGTGCCGACCGCTACATAGGTATCGGTCACTGGGGCTACGAGGCCATGCAGATTCACGGTCAGGTGATGTTCAACGTGGACGCTCAAAGTGCTGAAGTCTTCAGCCGTCGTACCGTAGTCGTGAGCCTCGCCCTCGATATGTCTATGACTGAGCTCTCCAGCAAGGTGAACGGCAACATCTCCGGCAAGCCCCAGGCATTCAAGCTCATCAAGCTCGTCGAAGCAGAGCCTACAACCACCTAAACTCTCTCGCACTCTTCTTCTTCTGGTTTCATAGTTCCAGACCGATGGGAAGGTGCTGAGGTAACAGCCAGCACCAACTCATCGGAAACCAGAAGGAGAGAATGAAAAAATGAAAAAGTAACAAGTCAAACTGATAGCGCAATGCTTGAACTCGACGAGATATTCTATGCAGCCCTGACAGCGGATGAGACGATTGTTAACGAC